GAATTCCTCGGCGACGTTGTTTGGAATAATCGCAGCTTCGTCAACATACAACATGTTAACAGACTTACCACGAATACCAGATTTACCAGTCGCAGCAGTGAATACCTTAGAACCGTTTTCTAGTTCAATGTCACCCTTGTTCCAAGTAGTGACACCTTGCTGCATCCACTTAGGTAGAGACTCATACATTGTTTGGTAACGATCCAAAACTTCACGCGCAGCAGATGCCTTGTTCGCTAAGATAGCGACTTGTTTGTTAGCTTGGAATAGGGTGTACCAGAGAATGTACGCTGCAGAAGAAGTCGTCTTACCTTGCTGACGACCTTCCATTAGAATAACACGGCGATTGTTATGAATGACGTTGATCTTGTTCTTCTGGCATTCATATAACTTGAACAGTTTTAAACCATGGTCAAGTGTAACAATATAACAGTATTGTTCAATAAAATATATCGGGTCTTGCGAGCATTTAATATACTCCTGAACGTTCTCTGGAGTAAAATCTACAGAGACGCCAGCAGCTTTTAAGTTCGCATTCGAATTATAAATTTCAGCCATAATTAGAAGTTATCTATCCATTCCTCATTGACTAACGTTCTGGTAGCGATATCTCCAGTAGCTGTAAACGTTGAGTTATTGACAGAACCATCGGACGCTTCGCCGATGTTAGCAATAGCAGTACCAATAACACCTTGTGTTGAAGTTGGACCGAATAAACTAACTTTCATTTGAAAGTTAATTGTGTGAATGACGAAACGGCGTGTCTGGAAGTCACCTTCGAATTCATCAGACACAATAACGGAGTTTAGAACAACTGGGACGTCTAGTTGAACGCCCAATTCATCAACTGCGTTAATAGACATTGTATATTCTGGTGTGAAATATGGTAGGATTTGCTCCATGATTTGTAGAGCATCTTCTTGAGTCTTTGTTACAATATACAAAGACATGTCAATGTTGTATGGTACTGGAGTTCTTACAAACGCCATACCTTCTGCGCCACCAACACCTGTATTCTTTAATTGTTGCATACGGTTCATCTTGCGTAAAGAGTCATACGTGTATGCAATAATTTCAAATGACATTCTTGGTAGAGATGTTAGTGTGTGGTTTTCCAAAGTTGGATCTTCGTCAACACGGACTAACCATTTCTCTTTAGGTGCATATGATAGCGGAACTAAAAGAGTTTGAGCGGATACGCCATTAACTGGGTCATTGATTTTTCTATCAATGTGGATGTTACTGAAAAGTCTACCGAAGCCGATAATACATTTTCTAACAACTCCATGATAAAATATACTATTGTTTAACATGCTTATACCTCGCCGAATGGGTTATTATCATCGAATACATTACCCACGGCTTTATCATGGAATGTCTGGTTGTCTCCGAAGCCACCAGATGCTTCTTGAATATTTGGGTTGATAGTAATATCAAACGACTTTAGGTCTTCAAATACATCAACCTCTGGGACGCCAGTTTCAATCTTCTCGCTACTGTATTGATACAATTCAATATCGAGTTTGTACGTGTAAAGTTTACCTAATTGGTAGAAAGGTTCTTGATGTTTCACGAACTTAATCTCGAACAAACCCTTAGTTAAAGGATAATACAATAAGTCACCTTCAGCTGGGCGGTTAGGTAATATTGTAGTTCCATGTATACCAACAAGGTCATTCCAACGTTTACGTGCAACTGTTAGAGTGGCCGATTGATCCATTAAAAGACCGAACTTTTGAATCATCGCGCCTTGACCAGCGAACGATGTAATATTATCAAAATACATCTCGATTGGATATGCGTGTTCAAATTTAGACAGTCTATCTTCACCGAAAATACGATCTGTCGATACTTGAGTTCTAGGTATATACAGGAAGTCTTTACCGTAGATCTTTAAAGACTCGATAATGATGTCTTCAATTAGATCCTGTTCTCCAGTAGTACCTTGAGTGAAATATGGATTGGTTGCCATGTATTATCCTAAGAAGAATTCTAATGGCGCTGACTTAGTTTGTAGCTCGTCTTGAAGTTCTTTAATTTCTCGCGTGGCTTCTTCATACAGTTTATCACCATCTAAAGTAACACCACCTGGCAATTGAATACCTGAGAATTTCTTAATATTGACAGCCCACTGGCGTTTGAATAGGGCTGTAACATAATGCTTCAACCAAGGTTCGCTATACACTCTACCGAATGTTGACGGGTCAACAGCACGATATCCTTGAATTAAGATATAGTCTCCGATGATAACATCGGTTGCCCAGTTTACATCTAGATACATACGGTTCTGCATACGGTTGAAACGATATAATGGATGACCATTAAGTTCTAGGTCCAACATAGCCAAGTGACTCATTACAGTTTTGTAGTAAACAATACTTGTAGCTGTTAAGTCATACAAGTCGTTCAAACGTAATTGATATTGTAAATCAAAGATGTTTTTAGAAGATGACGCTTGACCAATATTCAATACCTTATTTACACCATAAACGTAATCTGGTACAGTAAAATATTTAAGATCATATTCACCAAGAATACACGGGTTCACGTCAAGAACTGCAGTGTGTCCAGCCACATTACTTGTGATTGTTTCACCAGCCACGAATGTTCCGACTACGTTCTTAACGATAATAACTGAACCGTCAGATACAGTTAAACCTTGACGGCAGACCTCAGCATGGGCGCCAGATGTTGAACCGACAATACGTTCAGCAATCGTCCATTGGGCAGCGTCTTGAGTCGTGATGTTGAGTTTTGAAGCGTTAACCAACTGCTTCAAATACATCTGTTCGACACCCTCATAGTGGTATAGGTTCCAGTATTCTAAAGCCTCGTCCATACGATCCTCGATTTGAGTGTTATCGACGTTGATTTCTAATACTGGTGCGCCTAGTGCTCTAAGGGCATATTGTTTTAATTGTTCTCTAGTTGCGACTGCCATTTTGGGTTTGCCTTATTATTGAGGTATCCAATTATTTATAAATGGTATTCTTCAAGAATTCATAGTGTGTGGGCATAGCTTCTATATGTTTCAAGGCTTCTTCTTTATGATCTAGCCAAGTTTTATATACATCATTGTAATATTCTGGCATCTCTGAATAACGTTTATCCAAGAAATCAGCCTTAGACGTTGTTAATGGGCTATATCCCATACCAGCGGCAATATACACAATACCGTTCATATCATTACCGAAGCTATTGGATCTGTGAACTCTATATGACACGTCTTGAAAATTATTAACTAAACTTGACTTATTATCAACCATATCGTCAGAGTATGTCACTTGTTCAGAAACAGCTTTCCAATATGGGGTGTCGTTTCTCATACTCAATGCATAGTGTTGAGAGATAAAGTTTCTAAATCCAGTAATTTGTTCATAGAATGCGAAGTTGAACATATCAATGTCGTATTTAGTGACATGACCTTGTCTCATACTTAATGAATGTACTAACTTAACAATACCTTCATGAGTTAACATTAAACCTGTAGATTCTAATGGCTCAATAAAACCATTAGCTAAACCGATAGCCACAACGTTCTTTTCCCAAGCTCGTTTATGAACACCGTGTTTAATTTTGATGTGACGGAATTGTGCAGAGTCGGCTCTTTCCGAATCGCCAATGACCATATTTTTAGACTTTAGATGTTTTCTAAAATGAGCCTCGGCTTCTTCTTCAGTAGAATACTTCGATGAATAAACATATCCAGTACCGATTCGATTCCAAAGAGGAATGTTCCAAACCCATCCAGCCTCGATAGCTGTACAGCTAGTAACGCATTCCATCTCTTTTTCAATATCAAGGTATGGGATTACTGTAGCGATTGCTCTATCGTTTAATAGGTGATTGCTGAAACTCTCGAATGGTACACCTAAAGTTTGTTCCAGAAGTAATGATTTAAAACCAGTGCAGTCTACAAATAAGTCAGCGTGTAGTTCACCGTGGGTATCTGTGTCAACACATTTAATAGAACCATCTTCATTTTGCTGTACGCTAGTTACATTAGCATATATGTGTTTCATACCAGAAGGTAAACATAGTTTATCCCTCAAATAATTTCCAAAAAGAGCAGCATCCATATGATATGCTGTGTCTGCATTAAAATTAAAACCTCGAAGCTCGTGGTTCTTATTATCGGTCATTTTATTACGATCTGTCATTAAAACAGAATCATGAAAAAACTCTCCGAAGTTATTAGGGTCTGTTTCTGGATGTCTCGTCTTATAGATAAACCAATCCATCAACCCTCTAGGTTTATCTGTGAAATCAAAAATACCGAACGGATAGTGGAACGTGTGGGGCTTACCCTCAACTGGATTTTCTCTAAAGTTGATAAACTTAATTGAAGTTTTATATGTTGCATTACAATCGCGCATCCAGTCTTCATCTTTTAATCCGATCAAATGAAGATACTCATTGATATGCCCGATCGTACTTTCTCCAACCCCAATAGTTGGGACGTTTGGAGACTCAACTAACGTCACATTTAAATGTGGTATTTGTTT